TGAGAATGATTGATTATTAAATTCATCTTCGTCTTTATTGGCAATTACTTTACTAAAAGATTGTACCTCTGGATCGCTGAATATAGGCATACCTGCAGCAACTGATATACCAGAATACTGTTGGAAATGTTTGGCATCAGTACCCATCTTATGAGATAAGAAACATACTTCATTAAGATCTTTATCTACACCAACAAAATCTGCATGTGTTCCACTTGAACCTGGTATAAATCCAATGATATTACCATAAGTTTCTGGTTCAATCACGAGATCTACTGGTGTTTCCATACCTAGTTTGAATATATCATCATTCATCTTCTTTAATATTCTATGCTCTTCAGATGTATCAGGTGATCTATTCCTAAATTTTCTTTTCCATCCTTTTGATTCTAATAAAGGATTAGTATATGGTAAAGATCTAAATGCATTACTGTCTTTATATTTTACTACAAAATAAAAAGTTATAGATTTAGGTGGTTTAGTAGGATTACCCTCACTATCTACTAGTTTATTGATAAATTCTAAATGTCCCATACCAGATAATGTACTAGACCCTACAAACTTAATACCATATCCTTGAAGAGTGTTAACTATTTGCTGCTGCAAATCAAATCTACTTTGATTAGTACGGAATATAAAAGTAACAGAGGGTTTAGTAGCTTTTGCTCTCTTCTTAGAAGTCCATGGGTTAGAACCTTCTTTTTTAACTTTGTTATAATGAACAGAATACTTTGTCTTCTTAAACTTTGCAGTTTTTATAGTACTTTCAACTCTGCTAATAGTATCATTAAAAGCTTTAAGTATTTCTTGCTTTAATTCTGTGCTAGATTTTCTTTTGGCAGCAGTCACCATGACTTTTTATTTTTATTTAGCGGTCACCCCTCTTTCTTTTCTCAGATTTTTCTATGGAGAAACTACCACCAGGATATCTCTTCTCTAGTTTCTTGACATTACCTCGTACAACGTCATCAAATTCAACGTTCAATGCTAGACATGCTTGTGCTACGTACCACATAACGTCACCCAACTCAATAATAAGATGTTCTCTATTGTCGTCGTTCCAAGGTTTACCTTGAAATACCATCTTCTTAACGATCTCAAGAAACTCACCAGATTCAGCAGAAAGACCAACGCCAGCAGTGGTAAGACGTTCAATATTGGCACCCTCTCTGTCAAGTTCACCCAAGCGATCAGCAAGATCGACAAAATTCTTACTGGAATCGGATGTGACACCATCCACGAATAAAAGATACTTATCAAAATCAATCATACTTTTAGATTTTTAAACTTTTGAAATTTATTTAGCACATTAGGTTTAACCTCATCAGAACTTACCTTAGTAATAACTGTAGTACTAGGTGGTTGTTCTATGATGTCATTTTGTGCACTTTGTTCTACATCATACAACTTCATCTTAGATCTGTCAACCCCTATGGCAAATCTCTTGTTCATAGTAGGGTCATTGTATCTATTTTTTAGTTGTTTAACTAGAATTTGATTTAGTTGTTCGGATTCCTCAGTAGTAATAAGTGCAAACATAAAGTCAGCAGTAGCAGGTAACCCAAAGGACTCAGATGTATCAGTAAGATCGACATCACTACTACCATAACCAGAACGAGTAGTTTGCGTTGCCGATATAATTGGGACATTATTCTCGACAGCAAGACCTCTGAGTTCTTCAGCAATCGCTTTAACATAAGTATAGGAATTTACAACAGCACCTTTAAATCTTTGAGATGCACAAATATTTAGATAGTCAACAAAAATTAAATCTGGTTTAAAACTTGTCTTTAATGTCAGTTCATTTAATAATGATTTGAAATGTCCTACATGTGCTGATGCTGTAGGATATTCTTTAATAATTAATTTACCTTGTGTCTTCTTCATCAACTTGTTTACCTTACTCTCAAATATTTGCTTAGGTAAATCAGCAATTTCTTGTATATTAACACCTAATAAGTTAGCATCTATTCTCTCTGCAATCTTTTCTTCAGACATCTCACAAGTAATGTACAATACATTCTTACCTTGTAGTAATGTTGCTGCAGCAACGTGACACATGAATAAAGATTTACCTACACCTGTACCTGCAAGTGCAACGTTCAGTGTTTTATTTGATAATCCACCCTTAGTAATCTTATTAAACATACTAAGATCAAAAGGTATCTTCTCTTCTACTCTATTATAGTATTCAAACCTTTCTTGATAGTTAGAAAAGTAATCATGACCTATACGATTATCAAATGAAACAGCGATAGCATCTGAAAGTATAGAAGGTATAGCACCTTTATCTTTCTTCTCATCTTTACCATCTGCTATTTGTATACTCTCTAATAATGACAGATATATTGCTCTATTTCTACACCATTCTTCAGTAGAATCTACTAACCATGTCTGGTCTACTCTTTCATCACTAACTTTATCAATAGCTTCTAGAGAAATCTTAAACTGTTGGTCAGTTAAACTACCAACATTCTGTAAGTCAATTGCTAATGACTCTTTAGTAGGACATTTCTCATACTTATCAATAAAGTTTGATATTAAATCAAACAATAATTTATTATGTTCTTCTTCAAAGTATTCTTTCTTTAGATATGGAAATGCCTGACGACGAAATTGATCATTCGTCACCAAGTTATTCAATATTGTAAATTCAAGTGAGTTCATTAAATGTAATTAAGGTAGGTGCTAAAGATATACTTGTCCTCCGATATAGTAGGTTGACCTTGATGTGGAACCATCCATAATGGAGGGAATATTATTCCTCTTCCCCTCTTTGGTTTTAGTTTCTTATTGATGCCTAGGAAGTTGGTCTCTCCACCCTCTTCAACATCATTCAAATACACTAGAAATGCTAAGAATCTTTTTGCAGAAGCATGATCTCCTACATCTACATGGGGTGCAAACTGATCTTCAGTATTCTTATGATACTTTTTAATCCTAGCAAACTCCCAAGAGAATTTCTCTGGCAACCATTGTTCACAACCAACTGTTTTAACATACTTATCCAAGAATGGAGCAACTCTCCATATCATCATTTCCATCATTGGTTCTTCAAATTCAATCTGATGAAATCTTGGTTTGTTATCATTGTTTTTAAACTCTGGTTTACCATTATTGAAGTAATCTATTAGTTCTTGACAGTATTCTTCATCGAATATATCATATACTTTAATAAAATCTTCAACTGTCTTCATTGATCATACTTAAATTCTTTAGAAGCAACTTCATCTAGTGCTTGCATTATTTCTTTTGTGAAATACTTGTTAGGATCGGCAAGAATAGCAGAAGGATAAACGGAAGATTCACCAACAAGAATCCGATTCCCTTTCCTGATGAAGATTCCATGCTTCTCACCCAATTCCAATAGTCCATAATACTCATCCAATCCCCTTGAGTCAAAAAATAGTCGTGTTGCAATTTGAGTGTTCTCCTTTGTTAAACGTGATTTGTATGTTTTAACCTTGATAATATTACCAATGATCTCTTTACTACTATCTTTCTCTTTTGATTTAGTTAGAGTCATAATAGTAGACGCTGCATATTTTAAACCACTACCACCACCCATATCAGTTGGGTCACCATAAGGATTCATCGTCTTATATGTATGATTTGTCACTATCATAGGTATCTTTAACTTACCTAATTTGCTAGTGATAATTCTAAACACAGATTTAATTGTCTGTGATTTAGTCATGTCTCTAACTTGTTTATCATTCATTGCATCTTCCATTTCTTTGTTAGATGCAAGCATACCAAGAGAATCTAATATGATTAGAAGTGGTTTCCTATCCTTCTCAGGTGTCTTGAGAAGGTTGTCTAGAATACGTATCATCTGAGTACGAAATTCTTCGATAGTGTCTATAGGAAAATGCCATACCCTAGAAGGATCTAGACCACGATCTCTGAATAGATCTGGTGTTGCTGCTGCTTCACTATCAAAATAAAATACTGCACCATCAGGATGGTCATTAAGAAAAGTACTAGCAATACCTATAGCATAAAAGGTCTTACCTGTTGCTTGTTCACCTGCAATAGCAGTTACTCTGTTGTTAGGTATACCACCATAGATGCTACCACTTAATTGTGCATTTAATATATAAGAACCTGTTCCTATAAATCCTTGATCATGCTCTGTATTTGATACAAGTTGTGCATAATCGTTCTTTGCTTCTTTAGCAAGTGTATCAAAAATACTCATACAAATAAAAACTCCAAATTACTTTCTTGTTTAGTTTTCCATCCTATCACATCAAGGATGTTTTTAAGAGGTGTGATAAATGATTTCTCAAACTGTGTTTTGTAATCTATTTGATCACTAACCTTTGGTATTTCTCTAGGAAATTCTTGGATGAAAGACATAACATTCTGTCCTAAGACATTAGGTTCTTTCAAGTATACATACTTGATTTTCTCACCCTCTTGAATAATAGGATACTTGTGTTTTAACCTATTACTCTTAAGTTGATAGTTATACAAGAGTGCTCCTCTCACATGAATAGGACAACTTTTCTTATACAGAGTAACAGGATCTGACCATTTTGTCAACCCATTAACACTTCTAGGAAATGCTATGTCCTCAGGTGACATACTATAGAACTCTGTTCTAAAGTCATCTATAAACTTTATAAGATCTTCATTCTCTTGTGTCATTATAATATTGAGAGCATCTTTAATCATCTTTCTACATGGTGCAGGTGTAGATGATTTGATTGCTTCAATACCCATCATTTTTAACTTTGCTTCCTCATATTTTACTCCTTCACTATCCCATACATTTAAGATATATCTTTTCTTTGCTGTCCATATACCTTTGTCAGCAATGTTCTCACGTTTCATTACCATTTTTTGGTCATACGCAGATACATACGTCGCCAACTCCTGATAGCAGGTGTCAATGTACGGTTCCAATTTTTCTTGGCAGATCTTATCCAGTATGGAAACAATTGCTGCTTTGTCGCTAGACCTATTACTAAAAAATTTATCAACAAGAGGTCCAAGGTTAAGATAGATTGAGTCGGTGTCAGATGCAATAACATAATCTTCTCCTTCTGTTTTCAGAATTTTATTAAGGTAATCATTCATCTTGTTTTCTATCCAACGAATAGAAACTTGACCAGATAGAGTTATTGCTTCAGCATTTACTACTTTATAATATCTAAAGTATTGATTACCGATAGCACCATAGGCAGAGTTAAGAGATATCTTCTTTGCCATTTGAATATTATTACAACGAGTGATTTCTTTTTCTAATTCAACTGATGGATTCTTTTCATATTCTTGTTTTGCCTTGATCATTTTCTTTTTAAAAATGACACGCTCATCATAATATTTTTGCATGAGTTCTGGCAAGAATCCTTTCTGTGTGGTGTCATACAAAGCACCATTAGCACATACTGTTGTATTTTCTAAGTCGCTGAAATCTATTTCTTTGTCTAATATTCTATCTACTGTTGCTGATGAATGTCTATTGGGCATCAATGTCTCAGGTGAGATATTGTACTGCATTATAAGATGTGGATATAGGGAATTTAAATCGAAGTTAACTACCCACTCATATAATCCTGGTTTTGGTTCCTTTACATATGCACCTGCATACTGAGTGTTTTTATCTGATCTTTCTATTGGTGGAATTACTATACCTTTTGTCTTAAGGAAGTTGTATATAATACTATCCCAAGTTCTAACTTGTGAATATACATCATTGTAATTAACTTTAGCATCATATGCCATAGTTAATGCAAGTTCAATTAGTTTCATCTTGTCTTCCAGTTGGTCAACAAGTTCAACGTCAACTATATTATATTCTACAAACTTCTGCCAATCGTTAGTATAAAATTCTTTGAAAGTATCGTACTCTGAGTGGTCAAGTTTCTTCTGACCTAACTCTTGTTGTGCTATGTAATCTAACCTGTAAGATTCTTGTGCTTTATATGTAAATTTCTGATAAAGATCAAGATAATCTAAGACACTTAGACCAATAATTTCATAGTATATATGATTCCTACCCCTTATCTCTACCTCTTTTTCAAATACTTTGTTCCATGGAGACAATGATTTCTGATGTTTAGTAGATAGTACTCTCTCTATTCTTCTACAAATATATGGTATGTCAAACAGTTTTACATTCCATCCTGTAACGATGTCTGGAGTGTTCTCTGCCCACCATGCTAAGAAATCTTTAAACATATCTTCTTCTTTCCAAAAGAGACGATACTCAGTATCCTTAGGAGTAAACTCTCTTGTTCCCCATGTAATAATTTTCTTAGTGGTAAAATCTTTTACAGATAGACACAAAATTTCCTCTGAGGTCTCGGCAACATTTGGAAAGCCATTCTCAGAGGTTGTTTCGATATCAACTGCATATATCCTCAACTGTGAGGAATCATATGGCATCTGTTCTTCTGGAAACTTAGAACTTATATACTGATATAAGAATCTATCGTTACCGTATATTTTAAAATTATCAACATACTTATACTCATCAATAAATTGTCTTGCATCATTGACACTAGAAAATGGCAACTCTTTGACGTAATGACCTTCTAGAGTTTTATACTCTGTCTTCTCATTACATCTAGCATACAAAACT